GATCGAGCCGATCTATGACGCTGATTCGTCCGTTTTCTTTGACCTCGACTCCAAGCGCCAGGACAAGGCGGACGCGAAGCACTGCTTCGTCGTGTCCTCCATGACGAGGAAAGCGTATACGGCGCAATACGGCGATAGTCCGTCCGACTGGCCGAAGGAGATCCAGCAGACGGAGTTCGACTGGGATACGCCCGACGTGGTGTACGTCGCCGAGTACTACGTCGTCGAGGAAGTATCCGAGCTGTTGCGCATGTGGCGTGACATCGGCGGCAACGAGGAGCGGTACACGCAAGCCGACTTCGACGCGGACGAGGAGCTCGAGGCGACGCTGCTCGCCATCGGATCGACCGAGGTACGTCAGCGGCGCATCAAGAAGCGTCGCGTGCATAAGTACATCCTCTCCGGCGGCCGCGTGCTCGAGGACTGCGGCTACATCGCAGGCGCGTGCATTCCCATCGTGCCGGTCTTCGGCAAGCGCTGGTTTGTTGATAACGTCGAGCGTTGCATGGGCCACGTCCGCCTGGCGAAGGACGCGCAGCGGCTCAAGAACATGCAGCTCTCGAAGCTCGGCGAGATCTCGGCGCTCTCGAGTGTCGAGAAGCCGATCATGGTGCCGGAGCAGGTCGCAGGGCATCAGATCCAGTGGGCGGAGGATAACCTCAAGAATTATCCCTATCTGCTCATCAACCCGATCACGACGCCCGATGGCAGCCAGCAGGCGGCCGGTCCCGTTGCCTACACCCGCAGCCCGCAGATTCCGCCCGCCATGGCCGCGCTCTTGCAGCTCACCGAAGTGGACATGCAGGACATCCTCGGCAACCAGAACGAAGGCGACAAGATCGTCTCGAACATCTCGGGCAAAGCTGTGGAGATGATCCAGCAGCGGCTGGACAACCAGACGTTTATCTACGTCTCGAACTTCGCCAAGGCGATGAAGCGCTGCGGCGAGATCTGGCTGTCGATGGCGCAGGAGGTCTACGTCGAGGAGGACCGCGCCATGAAGGGCGTCGACTCCGCCAACGAGATGCAGCAGGTTGTCCTCATGCGCCCGCGGGTGGACGAGGAGACGGGGCGTCTCGAACTCGACAACGACCTCTCCCGCGCGAAGTTCGACGTGGTGGCGGATGTCGGCCCGTCCAGCTCCAGCCAGAAGGCGGCGACCGTGCGCGCCCTCACCGGCATGATGTCGATCACGTCTGACCCCGAGACGCAGCAGGTCTTGCAAGCGCTCTCGATGATGAACATGGAAGCCGACGGCATCGCCGACGTGCGCGACTTCTTCCGCAAGCGACTGGTCAGCATGGGCGTCGTCAAGCCGACCGAGACCGAACTCGAGGAGATGGCGGCGCTCGCAGGCCAGGAACAGCCCGCCGATCCGAACGCGATCTACCTGCAAGCCGCAGCCGAGGAGGCGGTGGCGAAGGCAGAGAAGGCGCGCGCGGACGTGCTCAATACCATCGCCGACGCCGAGCTGACGCAGGCCAAGACGGCTACGGAGCTGGCCAAGCTGCAAGGTGTGGCGCCCTCCCCTGCTCCTGCAATGCCTTCCGAACGCCCGCCTGCGCTGATGATCGCGGTAGGGGAGGGGCCGGAGATGGAGAAGGAAGAGGACGAGGAGGACGAAATCGAACGCGAGAAGCGGCTACTCGAGCTCGAGAACCTGCGCATCGACACCGCCATGAAGTTCAACGCGGCCCAAAAGGCAGCGGGAGAAACTCAGATTGTGATCGAAACAAACGAACAGATGCGCGAACTTAAGGCGGCCGAGACGTTTATCAAGGACGCTGCCGAACAGCTCGTAAGCGCCAGCAACGAGATCCAGACCGCCATCAAGGCGTTGGTAGAAGCCAACAAGAAGAACGCAGACGCCGCGATTGCGGCAATCTCAAGGCCGAAGCGCATCGTGCGCGAGAAAGGCCGCATCGTCGGCGTTGAGGTGGGCTGATGGCGACAAGCGCCTGGAACAAATTTAACGACTTCTCCGAACAGCTTGTGCGCGGAGTGCATGACTTTGACGCCAACACGTTCAAGGTCGTGCTAACCAACAGCGCGCCGGTTGCGACAAATACCATCCTGACCGACATCACGCAGATCGCGAATGGCGGCGGCTACACGACCGGCGGCGAGACGACGACAGTAACAGTTGTTGAGGCATCTGGCACCACGACGGTGAGCGGCACCGAGATCGTATGGACGGGTTCGGGGTCGGGCTTCGGTCCTTTCCGGTATGCCGTACTGTACAACGACAGTTCAACATCGCCTGCGGATGCGCTAATCGCCTGGTTCGATTACGGCTCCGCACTATCGGTCGGCGCAGGCGAGACCTTTACTCTGAAGTTTAACAACGCCTCACCGGGCACCATGTTCACGTTGGTGTAATCAATGGACGTATTGCTTATCAAAGATGGCGTAGTCGATAACTGCATCGCCGCAGACAGCGTAGAGCGTGCAGAGCAGTTCTACCCCGATCACATCTGTATCGAGCGCACGGACGCTTTGCGCGAGTACGGACCCGGCGATCTCTACGACGGCACCAACTTTAGCCATCCGCCGCCCGTTGTTCGTCCTCCAGAGCCCATTACGCGGCTTGAGTTCCTGCGTCGGTTCACGCCCGAACAGCGCATCGCCATTCGCGCCAGCCAAGACCCCGTGATTATTGATGGGAATGAGCTGCTGGCATTGGCGGAAGAGGTGCGCCTAGACGACCCTGATACGGTTCGCCTCGTGAATTACATGGTTCAGCAGGGGCTCATCACCCAAGCTGACGCTGACCAGATTTTGGGGTACTGATCGTGGCGCTGGGCGGTCCTGTAGTTAGACAGCACTACGTCGAATTCATCCGTGGCACGGGTGTCAAGCTGGACGGCGTAGTAGACGGCACCTCGACCAACGGTCCGTGGACGTGGGTTGTCCCGAAGGATGTTGCTACTATTTTCGTCACCGGAGTTGGCGCAGGCGGCGGTGGTGGAAGTTCAGGGTCTCCGTCCACTCCTAGCGCGCGCGGCAATGGTGGCGGGGGGTCTGGGGTAGGGGCTATTTTTTTAGAGTGTGCTGTTTCCCCCGGGGCAAACCTTACGGTCACGGTGGGCGCTAAAGGAGCGGCTACGGTATCGGGCGGCGCAAGCACTATCACAAACCTTGTGTTATCACCTTTCGACAACACCACTACGCTTGACCTTAAAGGCGGCGGCAGCAACGCGGTTTTATCAGCCACCACTGGGGGCAACGGGGCTAACTCTGGTTACACTTTAGGAGTTGGAGGTACACCTCCAGCCAATGCTGCTACCCCAGCTGTCGGAAACCCAAACGGAATAGGATACTTTGCTCCGATCCTCGGAGGATATGTTTTAGCTGCCGGTGGATCAAGTTGTGGCGCAGCCAGTACAAACGGGGCTACTGCGGGCGCATCAGGGGGTTTGAACCCTGCAACGTCGTGGCTTCATTCGATGTTTTTACAAACACCAACAGCGGGCACGGGAGATCAAACAGGCACACTCTCTCGTAGTGGCGGTGGACTTGGGGGATCATCAATCATCGGATATGGCGGTAATGGCGGCAACGCGGCGACCAATGGTAGCGATGCCACGGGATACGGCGCTGGTGGCGGTGGAGCAGGCGGATATAACGCAACAGGGGGGAGCGGTTCAGATGGCTATATTGGAATTTTTTACTGGAGCGCTGACTAATGCTTGGCGGTCCTAATCAAAAACAGCACGTGGTTGAGTTCAAAGACGGCACCGGCGTCACGCAAGACGGCATCGTCGTTAATTCTGGGGCAGGCCCTTGGACGTGGGTTGTTCCGGAAGGCGTTCGCATGCTTATGATCTCTGGCGTGGGTGGCGGAAGTGGCGGTACGGGCGGAACAAACAATGCGACCTCTACCGGCGGCGGGGGCGGGGGTGGCCCCGGACTGTCGATGATTTATGCGCCGGTATTTGTGACACCCGGAGCATCTCTGACAATTACGCTCGGCGCAGGTGGCACTGGCGGCACGCCTACGACGGGTGCTACCAATGGCGGGGACACGACTGTCTCTGGGCTGTACTTTATTCCGTGGGGCGAGGGCACAACCTTCAAACTGTTTGGCGGCGGAGCTAACACAACCACGCGAACGGATGGTCAAGGTCAGGCATCTGGCACAGTAGGTGGAAACGCACCGGGATCAAACGCAGCGCCAGCAATGGCGGGAGGAACATCGGCTGCAACTCCCACCGTAGGGGCATCAACTGGGCGGCTTTCGACGTATCCTTTTATTTACCCCGCAGTCAGAGGGACAGGCGGGGGAGGAGCTTCCACTACAGTAACAACTGCGGGAGCTAACGGTGGAACATCAACAGTCGTTACTAGCTTTCCAATGATCTCCTCCAACTCAACAGTTTCTGCAACTGCATGGGGAACAGGAAACACCACGACCACAGTTAGCCGTGGCGGCGGCGGCGTAGGTGGCTTTTCCGTGTGGGGCTACGGTGGTTCTGGTGGCAACGGTGGAGTTAACGGTGGCAACGCTACGGGCTATGGTGGCGGAGGCGGAGGCGGCGGGGGCGGAGCTAACGGCGGCAATGGGACTGTTGGTTATCTTTATATTACGTATTGGGAATCTGACTGATGGCAATCACCGAACTGTACTCGGGCAGCGCGAGCATTAGCACGACGGAATACGATCTGCCCAGCGCATCGACCACGAAATCGTCTATTACGACGGACGGAATTTTTCAGGTGTTTCTTGATCTCAATGCGCTGACCGCGACCGAGGAGTACCAGCTAAAGATCTATGAAAAATGCCGGTCTAGCAGTACACAGCGCGTGATTCAGGAAGTCATCTTTTCAGGGGCGCAGACGACTGAACCTCTTTATGTCGTGCCGGGGCTTTTGCTTATGAATGGCTGGACAGTTACGCTCAAGAAGAACTTCGGTACTGACCGCTCTATTGAATGGTCGATCCGACAGGTCGCATAACCCGTGATTATTTGGTCCCTCCTGCTACAGGGCGGCGCGCAGATACAGTCTGCCGCAACCGCCTACGTCCTCGACACCACGCCCGCCACGTACAACATCACCGGCAGCGCGGCGACGACGCTTGCAAACCGGCTAGTAGATGCGACGCCTGGAGCGTACAAC